CAAAGTTTTGATAATCTTCGTTGCTTCCAATGGCATCGAGAGGCGGCCCAGCTGTTCGAGTAAAGGTATACTGTATCATGATTCCAGTAGTTTTATTCGTTTCAAGATATGAAACAAGCTTATCATTGCCATCATACACAAAGTAGTTCATTAACATCTCGTCGTCTTCATACTCAATGACATTACCATCATCAAGTGTTGTGACTCCAGGTTCTGGAACAGTAAAAGGCGGTGGAGCAGGAGGATTTAAATCCCCATAAGAAGCCACCTCAGGTGTCGGAGCATTGATATCCGTAAAGAAATATCCATTCTCCGAAATCATATATTGATCTGTCATGCCGGTTTCGCCCATTGCGGAGATACTTCAGGATTCGGTTCTAATCCGTACTTGGTTCTCTTCACTTCGATACAGTTTGGAATTAGTTTTAATATTGCATCTGGAATACTAAAGATCGGTTTTAAAATGATATTTAATACCACACAGATTGATACTTTACCGCGACAAACATCGATGATCAACTTGATAGCCTTTACGATTTTCTTTACGATTGGAAACTGATTGAGGATCCAACCTGGAGCTTTCAATATGATATCATGTATCTTCGCCAGAAGATCTCCTTGAAAGAACTTCTTAATCTTTTCCATGGCATCTTCGAATGCATCTTCAATTCGATGCCACAACTCTTCCTTCGAATGTACAGTCTCTTTCTTCTTACGTGTTTCTTTATCAAAACCAATTAGATTGCCAAGAGTGCCAAATAACGGAATAGGCAAGTTTAAGACGAAGTCTATGAGTTCATTCAATATCTTCTCGCCGAGATCTTCGGCGGCCTTTCCAGATAAGACGTCTTCTTTGGCCTTCTTAATCTTTTTCTTAAATTCTTCGTACTGAAGTTTCAGTTGTTCTTTAATCGGTTTCGTAGGATCAATGAATACGCCGAGTCTTTTAATAATAGGACCGATGATAGGAATCTTAGTTAGTAATCCGATCATAGCATTGATGCATGCAGCAATGAAATCGCTTAGTAGCTCCTTCATCCACCTTAATGCTTTCTGCCAAAACTCTTCTGCTTCGTGCTCAGGACTTTTAATTCCCAGAGTGCCGTCATATTTGCCATCTTCACCGAAAAACTTCTTGATCGATTCGATGTCTTCTGCAATCGCAGCTTTGACCTTGACTTTACCTTCCTTCGTAAACAAGTCCTTAACTACTGGCTGATAGCGAACAGGATTACCCTTTTCATCTATCAGTGTAACGGCCGTAATGAATGGAATCGGAGTAGTAAGTGGATTCGGAATGCCAAGGATACTAATAATCTTCAACAGAGCTTCTACGATTTTCTTTTGAAACCATACGTCGATCTCTTTCATGAACTCACGAACTTTGTACTTCATCTCTTGTTCTTTTGACTTGATCTTTTTGAAGACGTCAGTCATGAGAATGCCGGTAATATCATCGACAAGTTTTTCAATATCTCGGATAGCCTGAATCAGTTCTTTGCCGCACTCGTCCTGAATAAACTTAGCTTGCAATTTAAGCTGAGAGATGATCTTTGAGATACCTACAAAGTAATCTTCTAACTGACGAAAAGATATCTTTCCGCTAGCATCGCATTGCAAACCTGGTATTTCTGGAACATAGACTATCGCTCTCATGCATTAAGACCAATCAATGGAGCTTCGATATTTACCACGCCTTTTTTCGTTGTTACTTGTACATTGCCATTTTCAGCAAAAATTCCTACGTTGGCTGGTTTATCTTCAGTGCCTTTAGCATATATATTGACATCTTGTTGTGCAGTGATTATAATTTCACCTTGGTTTGAAGTGATCTCGATGTCTTTACCGCCATCCTCATCTCCTTGATTGAAGATAGAGATATTTCCAAAGGCCAACTGAATGTGATCTTTTACGGACTTTGTGACGATTGTACCGTCTGGTAGAATCTCGATATAGGATCCAGACTTGTGGAAGATCTGTACGCGCTCTGAGCCTGGAGTATCGTCAAACTCTACTATGTGCCCGCTACGAGTAGTCATCGTGTTGTTGTATGGATATCTGGCTTTATACTTCGAAGCAGGCTCAATCACCTTATCGCCGCCATCAATACGATTACGTGTTTTGAGTTCTGGCTCGCCTTGCCCCCGAGCATAAGATGATACACTATGATTATCTTCTGGCGCATAGTTTAACACGCCAAGAATATATGCCGACGGTTGATTAGGAAGCTGCATGCACATGACACGAGATCCTTTTAAAAGACCTGTCGGACTCAACCCAACACCAGAAACTCCAGCGCTTGTAGGTGACATCATAATGTAAGCCGGCAAAAGATCTTCAGAATTCACCTGATTAGAGTGACCTAAGATTTCTCTGACTAATACTCTACCAGTTTGTGACTCATCAGCTTCTAATCCGAGATCTGAACTCGGATCTTCTGCTACGATACCTTCAAAAATTTTTGGAACTTGCATCAATCATCCTCTAACTTGTATGTGTTTGCGGTTCACCGCCGATACCGTCTTTCACGAGTTCTAATCCCTGCGCATATTCTGCTTTTTCATTGAAAGTTAGCATGTGTCGACATTTAGTTACCACATAATTACCCGTGGTCATTGCGCTATCTTCATTAATAGGATTTTTCTCTCCGCGGGTGAGACCAGTCGCTTCAGGAAATTGACATTTAATCACATCTCCTGCAGTAATAGTAGAATCACCATAAATGGTAATTTGCATAATTACAGTTAAAAAATGCGCCATATAATAAGGGAGATGATTAAATTTTTCTGCTCTCTCTATATTTGAAATGCTCGGATCGAAAGTAATCTCTTTTACTTGTCCTTCATTTCCATCTTTTGCTTTTTCGACTTGAGCTTTAAGAGTAGTCGATGCAGATCCTTTATTTAGAGTTTGAAATTCCAAATTTTTTGGATCAGCTTGAAAATCTTCAGTTGCTCCGGTAACCTTATTAAATTGTTTAACCTTACCAGCACCAGCACCAATAAGTTTTGCTATTCCTTCGTTACCTTTTTGAATAAGCTTGGTAGTTAAGATATTTCTCCACTTTGAACCGGTCACATCTAAATTGGTGAGAGTAGATTGCATGAAACATTTATCACCAATATTCTCTTTGCCTTCTTTGATTAACAATTCCATGCTCTTAAAAACATATCCATGTTTGTTTTCAAAGAAGTAAAATGCATGGCCTTTAAATTCTTGAGACATCGCATATTCAAGTCTGATTTCATCAATGCACTCGAATGGTGTTTTTACAGTAAAATTAAATGCATGCAATCCACGGGTTTTTTCTGCGAATAACGATTTTTGAGATCCGAGAATTTCAAGATAAGCTTTTACCATTTTCTCGCATTCTATCTTCTTTCTGACAAGAGGCGCATTTTTAATATCAGTAGATTTGTAAGCTTCGTATGTAACACACTCAACTTTATAAATTAAAGCTTTATCATCAGCAGATTGAACACGAACTGGTTCTCCAACAATATAAAATTCATATCGAATAGCAGACTTTGGATTGTCTTCATCTGTTGTAAAATCTATTACAATTTTCTTATTTGTAAAAATAAGCAACTCGCCTGCACCTTTTGCATCATAAAATTCAAATTCTGCGCGAACACATGGTTCTAAAACAGATTCATATATGTTTGCTTGTACACAGAGAGGAGTTAAATCTTCGGCCTTGCCGCAATCAATAGTTTTTGCTGTGGCATCAACTAATAAAAATTCGTTAAGTTTAAACTGGCCGTCTCTAATCGAAGTCATATTATAAGCTCAATTGTTGTATAAATTGTTTTTCTGTTTCGGCAAGATAAGAAGACTTTAGTACAAATATGTTTTTCTTAAGTTCGTTTGTTTCTTTCTCGTCATCATATGCATTGACTGCATACCAATATTCGGCTTCGGCGTCGGGTATATTTTGACTTATCGGAGTGATTTCTTTTATTCCCTCTGCTACATTGACAGTAAATGATCCGCTTACGTGTTTTACAGTCAAGCGTTTATTTTCAATATCAATATAGTCGACGGTAGCATATGCTCCAGTACTTGTTTGTGTTACTCTATCTCCAACTGCAAATCCTGCTGGAGAAACAGTCAAAGATAATGATAATACTTTATTGGTAGATACCATCCACTCTTCTTTGAGTCTTTCGTAGCCGATTACTGCTCCGGTATTTGTAAGCTTTGGCTTCCAATACTTTTGCGCGTTAGCCGTTTCATCTGCAATAAGAGAATCATATTGCTGAATCGTAATAGTTCTTTCATCTTCATGCCAATTTAATCTGTAGAAGAGAGTAATCGATCGAGCATTCGAATTTGATCCATACTTTGTTTCCATATAACTCTTAAAATCTTCAGTAGATTTATAATAGTCATAATAAGGATCGACGATGTTATTCGTAAGATAGATCATCCAATCGAACTTCGAAGATCCATAATAGTTATAAGACAAAAGATCTGGTCTCTCGAATCCTTCTTCAAGAGTAAATTGGAAGGTAGAGTAAATATCTCTCTTCGACTTTTCAGTAAAGTCTACTCGCGCCAAGATGTTCTTAGCAATATTTCCATCATAGTCTACAATAGGAAATCGATCAAAATATCTTGCCATCTTTAACTTCCTGTTTCTTGTTTAGGCGAAGCTGCGGTAGGTTTAGATGGAATAAGCGCATTGACTACTTCCCCGGTTTCATTTAAAATAGTCTGAATTTGATTTCCGCCTGTAGTGCCAGTTGCTTTATCAATTCCTTTTTGCAATCCATCTAGTATAGCATCAATTCCTTCGCTAAGACGATCGCCGCCTTCTCTGCCATAGTCGCGCGCGGTTTGAATTTGAGTTTCAAGCATTGTTATCGAACATTCGATAAACGCAGGATGACTTGTGCCTTCGAAGAAAGCAGGAATCCCTTGGGGAGAATAGTTAAGTTCGATCGATTGAATTAAACAAGGCTGGAATTTAATTAGCTGTGCGCTATTAGCAATCTTTAATTCTGGTTGACATAAAAACGGATAAGCGAGCGCTGCAGTACCCAAACTGCTATATGATGGTAAAGAATAAGCTTTCATTGCTTTTAGCAGATTCATCAACTGTTGACTTTCTTTCGCATTTCGAGGAGAGAAAGTCCATTCAAATCGGTGAGTACGCAGTGGAACACCGCTAAATAGTGCTTGAATATGAGGATTTGGAACTGCGCCAAGACCTTGTGCTACAGCTCCGCCGATATCTCCTGTTGCTTGAATCATTTTACTATAAGCAAGAGCGATGGCAGCATTAGTTGCTTTTTGTGCATCTAAACCTCCAGCCAAACCTAATTGCGCAAGATCTGCAACTCCTCCTGACATTCCTTGTGCGCCTTCAGCGACGCTGATATCAAAAGTTTCTCTTAGTCCTTTTGGTAAAGGAAGAGCGAATGCTTGTACAAACTTAAGTTCAGACTTCGTATGAGGAGAAGGTCTCTCATAGCGCTTAAACTTAAACGCCATATGATATTTGTCACTAATATGATCAGGAAATTGCAAAGTAGCCAGACCGTCTATGCTGATTTTATTCGAGGCTCTTTGGATAGCATCAACATATGTCTCGGCAAAAGCAGAAGCACCAATGAGGTTGCCATTTTGTGGATTAAAGTTATTACGGATATCGGCACACGAAGCTCGTTTCATTTCACTTGTAAAAGTTTGGAAATACTTGTCTTCGAGACCAACAGTCAAAGAATCTCCAAATCTTGCGGAAAGCTCGGCAGCAATTCTGTCAGAAAATCCTACTCTTTTTAATGCTTTGGCAAAAAGATCTTCCACCGCATTTTCTAGTTTATCTTCAAGCTTGTTAACGACTCTTTGCACAAGTCTGTTTGCAAGTCCGCCGGCATCTCTCTTGAAACTATCGATATTTACTCTAACAAGTGCCATGTTATCTCTCAAATTAAAAGGCTATATCTTATTTATAAATAGATTCATGGCTTACAAGGGAAAGTTTCGACCAAAGAATACTAAAAAGTATCTTGGGGATTCGAATAATATCGTATATCGTAGTCGATGGGAATTAAAGTTCATGATGTACTTAGATTCGCACCCTAATGTCGTGCAATGGGGAAGCGAAGAATTAGTCATTCCGTATCGCTCGCCTATCGATAATCGAGTTCATCGATACTTTCCAGACTTCATTGTCAAGAAGAAAACACCAGAAGGTAAAATCGATACTGTAGTGGTTGAAATAAAACCTTATGCGCAGACACGGCCTCCAGTGGTGATAAATAAGCCTAATAAGCGTTATATTAATGAAGTCATGACATGGGGCGTCAATGAAGCCAAGTGGAGAGCGGCTGCAGTATACTGCAATGACCGCGCTTGGAAGTTCGAGATACTGACCGAAAAAGAATTGGGAATTAAGTTTTAATGGCAATTGTATTCGATACTATCATCACACAAGGTGTTCGTTCAGGACAGATTCCTGCACGTACTAACTCTGCGCGTGAGTGGTTCAGAGATACTGCCGGTAAAATGAATCGAATCAATGAGCGTGAGATGATGAAGGGTGATACTGCTCGTATGACCACTCAGCCTCTCCTCGGCTCGATGTACATGTTCTACTATGATCCGAAACATAAAGAAGAGCTACCATATTACGACAGATTTCCTCTGATCTTTCCTTATAAGAAAGTCAAGGGCGGATTTATGGGACTCAATCTACACTACTTGCCGTTGCAACTCAGAGCGAAGTTGATGGACGGTTTATATGACTTTGCAAACAACACTCGTTACGACGAGTCAACTCGCCTTAAACTTAGCTATGAACTCATGACTCAGGCAGCAAAGTTAAAATGGTATGCGCCGTGCATCAAACATTATTTGACTAGTCATGTGCAGTCAAAGTTTATGTACGTTTATCCATCAGAATGGGATATCGCTCTCTTCTTACCAACAGAACGTTTTGTCAAAGCAAGAAAGAATCAAGTTTGGATGGATACGAAAAGAATGCTAGGAGTTACTAAGTAATGGCAAATGGACGTAACTTTGTAGAAAATGCCCAAGGTCAACCGGTCGAATCTCGATATAGCGAGTTAACACTTGGAAATCGCGAAAGAACACTAGAAAGAACAAACCCAACAACAGTAGGCCAAGTTCTTAATGCCGGTGATCCAGTGGCTTTAGAGTTAGTTAAACTCGGTAGACTAACAGATCCTCGACAACAACCGCCATCAACTCCCACACCGCCGGCAACTTCCGCTAAAGAAGAAACTAGAGCTACTACGGCAGGCCAAGGTGCCCAAGGAGTTACTGCTCCGTTTCCTAAAGCGGTGGTTGAAGAGCGACTAAGGGGCGAAGGTTTCAACGAGAATACAAAACAAGAAGTTGTAACCGCAGATAAAGCGTTTTCTAATACTAGACGTCAAGGCCAAAGCTTTAACATCGGTAGATTTAGATCTGAAGTTTCTGGTGCAGATAGTGTCCTACCTACACACAGCTTCTTAGTAGTTTTTGCTCCGATGCCATGGGCAATACAAAAGTTTCCGGCATCAGCTGGAAACCTGGATTCGATTCTTACGATGAGATGTGATAACGTTGTTCTACCTTCGATCAACCTATTACAAGAACAAAACATTAGAAGATATGGATTCGGTCCAGTTGAAAACGTTGCGTATGGTGTAAACGTCGGAGACTTTACTTTGCAATTTATTGTCGATAAAAATGCGTTTGTCGTACAATTTTTTGAAGAGTGGTTAAATAAGATTGTTAATCGCGACTCTTTTGGCGGCGCGAATATGAATAATGTACTTGCGGGAGGCCGAACACCATATGAAATCGCATATAAAGATACTTATGCATGTAGTTCAATAAACGTATTCGTATATGACAGATCACAAAACAATGTTATGGAATACAATATATATGATGCGTTTCCTACTGGCATTCAAAGCATGAATATGTCGTGGAGCGAAGAGAATACATTAATGAAATTAAATATTACGTTTTCTTTTACAGATCTTCGAATTAAACAAAGCCCTGCAAAGAATAAACAAAATGCACCGTTTAGCGATGAAATTAAAGTGACTGCAACTGGAAAGTTTGCAGTCAACCCATTCGCTTCAGGAAATACGTTTGCTACTCTCGATTCGTCGGGTAGTATTGCTCGAAGTCTTACAGATTTCTCGAATGAAACTGTTACAATCGGAGATGGATTTAGAACGAGAGGTTCGCCGCCTCCTCTTCCGCCGCCGACATTTCAAAACGCCATCGTAACAACCGTTGGAATTCCTACATCACGTGATGCCTTTGGACAACCACTTACAAATACATAATTTTAAATCTAGGAGAATATATAATGCCTTTACCAAAAATCGATCAACCACTCTTTGACGTGACTGTGCCCTCTTCGGGCAAAAAGATTCTCTTCCGACCATTTTTGGTGAAAGAAGAAAAGATTTTGCTGATCTCTCAACAAGGCGGTGAAGACACTGACGTAATCAGAGCCATCAAACAGATCTTAAGACTGTGCGTGCAAAATGAAGACTTTGATGTCGATAAGTTAACTACGTTCGACCTTGAATATTTGTTCTTAAAGCTCCGTGCGAAATCTGTCAACAATATTGTCAAACTATCTTATCGCGATAACGAAGACGACCAGGTTTATGACTTCGAACTGAATCTTGATACGGTTGAAGTAGAAATGCCAGAAGGTGTCGATTCGACTATCAAATTATCTGATACTGTTTCGATGATCATGAAATATCCAAGCGCGAGTATCACTGATAAGATTACGCAGTTTGATAATGAAGTTGATCTGATGACGTTCTTTATTATCAACTGCATCGATACGATCTTGACAGAAGAAGAAATCTATCCTGCTTCTGAATACAATGATAAAGAGCTTGAAGAATTTCTCGATCAACTACCAGTCAATTCTTTCGAAAAGATTCGTGAATTCTTTGAAAAGATGCCTAAGCTGTATCATAAGATCGAATATAAGAATGAACTTGGTAATGATAGGAGTATCGAGTTAAAGAATCTCAAAGATTTTTTTATGTGGCGCTGAGTCACAACTCGCTACAAAACTATTATAGTATGATCTTTGCTTTGGCTCAGCATCACAAATATTCGATAACTGAGATTGAAAGTTTGATACCTTACGAAAGAGATCTTTACGTTGATTTGTTGATGGCTCATCTTGAAGAACAGAAACAAGAAATAGAGAGTAGAAGAAAATAATGGCACCAAAAACTGGCAGTGTAAAATCGCCTATGGGGCTTGCGTCGAAACTCGGCGTAGAAGTCGTAGGAGAAACCATTGAAGGTGTCTTCGGTCTTGCTTCTGCGACAGTCGCTGCAGCCGGTGAAGCTGCAAAAGGTGTAGGCATGGCCGTCGGTGGTGCACTTCAAGGTGCCTTGAGTCCTGCTCCAGTTACTATTATCAATAGTGTCGGTATGGCAGGTGGAGCCGGTAAAGCGAAGGTGACAGGCGGTGGAACAATACCCATTGGCCCTAAAAAATCTGCTAAGCCTGCTGTCAATTCGAAGATGGCTACTGAAAAGCTATTAGTTGTAGCGGTGAATTACCTTTCTTCGATTGAAAAAACTCTTGTAGATCAACTTAATTTCGAAAGAATTGCTGCTGCTCAACAAGCGCAAGCTCAGCGTGAAGCGGCTATCGAAAGCGGAGGATCAAGAGAATCTGCGAGTCCTTATAAATCTTTAGGTGAAAAACTCGGCGCTATTAAAGAAGCCGGAGCAGATAAGGTTGCAACGGCGACAAAGGTTATTCTTGGCGGAGCAGCTTTGGCTTCACTCGGCCTTCTCGGTCTCGGACAACTTGATACCTCTGAATTAGATAGACTCAAGCAAAATTGGAAAGAATTTCAAGATAATATTCAACCTATAGTTGATGTTGTTCGTAAAGTCCAAGAATTTATTGGAGATGACGCGAGTCTCGGCGCTGCGATTGGTTTTGGCCTTCTAGGTTTTAAAGGCGGTCTCATCGGACTTATTGCTGGACTTGTTTATGATTTAACCGATAGTGCTGCCTTGGCAACTGCGGCTGGCGGTGCAACAGCAATTCTTTCATATTCAAAAAGCGCAAGAGCATTAGCAGGCAAAGGAGTCAAAGCCGCCGCTAGCGCAGCTGGCAGAGGTGCGTATAATCTGGCTGGAAGAGCGGTGACGAGTTTAATTACTAATCCTGCTGCCAGACTCGCTACTGGAGCCGCTGGACTTGCGGCCGCTGCAACAGGAGCAATCTTATACGGTGTTGATCAGCTGTTTAAATATACAGCTGGATCAGTAATTAACAAAGTAGAAGAATTTGAACAGAGCTATGGACTATTTGTTCAAGAAACAAAAGATGAAGGCGGCGGAGTTTTTTCAAGAGTAAAGTATAAAATTAAAATTAACCAAAGAAAAATAAACTACTTCAATGTACCTAAAAAAGAAATTGAAGGCAATGGTCACAATGAAAAAGAAAGATTCTATTATTGGAATCAAGTTCATTTGGCCGCGACTGAAGGAAGATTTGGTTCTGGTCCAGCGGCTGCTAATTGGCTTCAAACTCAAGGCCCAACTTGGTTAAACAAACGTTTTCCTATTAAGGAGAATGCTACTCCTACTGTTGCACCTACATCTACTCCTGACGCGTCACCGATATCAAGCTCAAATAATATCGCTGGTGCACCTACAGCTTCTGCCGAACAATTGCAAAATCTTCCTCCGATTCCTGCAGATATAGAAAAGATCCTTGCTACTATCAGAACTCGCGAGTCTGGTGGCAATTATGGTATTCCACATCCTATCGGTATGCCCAATCAAACTGCATCTGGTGCTTATGCATTCATCGATGAATCTTGGCAAGGTCTAACCAAAAAATATGGAATAGGAACCGAATATCCAAAAGCTTATCTTGCTCCTCCACCTATTCAAGATGCTGTTGCTGCAAAATACGTACAAGAAATATTACAACAAGCTGGCGGAGATGTTTCAAAAGTTCCTCTTGCTTGGTATACAGGTAATATACAAGGGAAAATGTCTGCATCGGCCTTAGCAACAAACAATGGCTTAACTCCACAAGCATATCAAGCAAAATGGATGGCTGATTATACCGGTGGACAATATGCAGCTTCTTCTTATGATTCACAAGGAGCAACCGGCGGTGGTATGGCTTCAAGTCTTGCTGACTTGGGCAAAGGTGCAATGCAAGCGCTTGGCACTATTGCGCAAGCTAGTTTTGGTAAGCAAACGCCTACGACTGGATCTCAGCTAGACGGTTTTAATGATACTATGAAAGGTAATGCTAGTCGTAATCAAGAAGCATCTGCTGTAGCTGCAGAATTAAGTAAAATGTCATCGCAAATACAAACCGCTGTTGACTTAGGAGTTACAGATACAACTCAAACTAAGACTCAACAAGAATCTGAAGGCGCTGCGGTTGGTGGCAAAACAGGTTCTTCAAACGATAGTAAGCGCGAGCATTTCGATCCCAATTTCCCTGGAAAAGGTTCGATAGAAAAATACATGCAATATCATAAACCGAAGTTGGCTGCATAATGGCTGAACCAGTTACGATAGGCGGTCAAACCTTCATTAAAACAGGCGATGGCTGGGTAGATCAGAAATCAAAAGCAAAAGCGCCTGAAGGATTGCTTTCACTTTTAAATAGGCTTCAGGTTGAAAATTCTTCTGAAGGAAAAAAGAAGCGCGTTCGTATCGATACTTCTCGTCCGATTGTAAAACTCGGTAAAACAGAATACGTATGGGATTTGAATAGTAGCGTATGGATCGATAAGAAAACTAAAGACGCCGCTAATCCTGCCTTTAGTAAACTAATTGAAGCTGCTTATCAAGGTATTATACAAGGTACGACCGAAGAAGAAAAGCTTTACGAAAGTTGGGCAAAGCAAGCCGCAGCTGGACAAGTTTTTTCAGGAATGGGAGCAACTGGAGAAGCTGCGAAGCAAAAAGTAAGAACTCGTACTGGAAGCGGGCAACTTCCTGCTCCGAATATCAAAATCAATTCGCCTATCGTTCAGATGATAGAGAAGCTAGCTACCGTTGACGGATATCTTAAGCAACGCTTAGACAACCAAAAGAAAATAGCTGCGAATAATAATGCTATGATCCGTGAAGCTTCAATCGAAGCTGCTGGACAACTTGATGCTGAACCTGTAATTGACGAAGAAAAAATTAAGGAAGAAGCTGAAAAAGAAAACGAAAAATCAAATGGTGCTATACTTGCTGTAGCTGCGATTGCAGCTGCATCATTAGTTTCTCAATTAGAACCAGTAAAAGAAGCTTTTTCGAGTATGATAGATTTCGCAAAAGGAATTTATGGATACTTTAAAGATTTTACGAACGTAACAAACTCCGCGCTTGAATCAATAAATTCTATGTTTGGAGATTCGCCGACCAAAGAAAACAATAATAAGAATTCTGCGGGCGCAGGAAATTCTGCGTCTCCTGTTGCTTCACCTACATCTTCTTCAGCTCCTGCTTCTAGTGCTACTCCTGCAGCTTCTTCCAGTAGTAATCCATCTTCGGCGCCTTCTTCTAGCGCTTCAACTCCAACGACAGCGTCTAATTCTCGATCGACGATACCTGCGGCTACGACTTCAGGTAGTAGTGGATCAACGCCAGTTAATACTACTCGGAGCTCGTCTAATAATAATTCTGGATCTAGATCCTCAGCACCAAGTCCAACTCGCTCGAGCGCTTCGCCAGCTTCTTCGCCTCCTGCTCCAACGCCGTCGGCTCCAGCACCTACACATCCAGTTACACCTCCTAGTGCGACTCCAGCTCCTGCGACTACACGACCAGCTGATGCCACAAAACAAACAGAGCAAGTCGGCAGTAGTAAGCCAAGCGATATATTGCAATTTACGGCAAGAACTGGATCTGAAGCAAACTTTAGAGGTTTGCCGCCAGACTTTCAAAAAGCACTTTTAACGGCTGGTGCAGAATACAAACAAACATATGGCGAAAAATTAATTATTACTTCTGCTAGAAGATCTCCAGATGAACAACAACGTTTGTTAGACGAGAAAGCTGCAGGTCGATCACCTAATGCCGGAGGTGTGGTTGCTGGAAAGTATAGTTCTCCTCACGTAAAGGGAACAGGCGTCGATATTGGGCAAGCAGGTAAAGCCGCTAATATTTTGGCCAAACAAGGTATTATATGGCAAGCAATTCCGGGCGACGAAGTTCACTACAATTATAAAGGTCCTGGCGCCGCCACTGATGGTTTCTGGGGATCGGATTCGGCAAAAGACAGCGTGCTCGGAAAAATGGTAAGTACTGGAGCAGATTTAACGAAAGGCGCAATGGAAGCCATTGGAATTATTGCACAGGCTGCTTTCGGTAAACAAAAGGCTACTACTGGATCTCAACTTTTAGATTTTAATGACACAATGTCAGGAAATATTGCCAAAGCAGCCCGCGACAAAACAAGTGCAATGGTAGATTCGAAAACTCTTGATACGACTGCTGCGTCAATGCCAGCGCCTATTAGTATGAGCGCGGCAGCAAGTTCTTCGTCAATGCCTGGTGTACAGACAGAATCTGACAAATCCAACGTTGAATGGTATTTGGCTCGTATGGGATTTGCAAAAATGAACTACGAACAAACGTCTCACGCATAAAAAGAAAGGGGACCTTTCGGCCCCCTTTCCCACCTTATCAATCTTCTTCGGCAAGTCGCTTGAAGAAATCGAGATCATCGTCGTCTTCCTCGACCGTAGAAGCTGCACTCGGTGCAGCAGCCGCCTTGAAGGTAGGCGCAGGAGCTTTATACTCCTCTTCATCACGATCAACTCCGCGAATCTTGGCAGGTTCCGCAGAAAGTGCCAAGACAGTGTTAAGACGAGTCTTTAGATCTTCATAAGACTTGAATTGCTTTGTATCTACGAGTTCGGCGAGCGAATACTCTTGAGTGTAGACACGTTCAAGCTCACTGTCATCATCGAACAGTGGTGCGGGAGAGTCGAATTCTGACTTATCGTAGTTAGGCCAACCTTCGACCTTACGAATTTTGAGCTTGAAATTAGCACCGTTCCAAAGATCGAAAGGATTTA